TGGGCAAAGTTAATAAAGCGAATGAAGTGAGGGCAACCATCGATCAAACGAAAGCCAAGATGGCCGAGACATCCGGAACTTACATTCCAGTAGTGAAAGAAGAAGATCCATGGACTATCAAGCCAGCGACTATGCCGCCCACAATGGGGGAAGCTGTTGCGACGGTGAAAGAGATCATTGGCGGCCAGACCGAGAAGGACATCCCTCGATGCAGTCATGGCGAGATGGTCTGGAAGACTGGAAACACCAAGGCTGGTAAGCCATGGGGTCATTTTAAGTGCCCTTATGCAGTAACGGGTGAGTTGACAAGATGTCCATCGCCTAACGATGTAATTTGGTACGAGATCAACAAAGAAACCGGCGCATGGCAACGACAGAAGGTGAGAGTTTAATGAAAAATCCATTTAATAGAAAATTAACTAAGAACTGGGATGATCAGTATAAAAACAGCGTCTTTGCGGACTTTCTAGATATAAATGCAGCATTGACAGATGGTGAAAGAACTGTGTGGTTAGCCTGCCTGTTAAAGGTACAAGATGTTGATTCGTTAATAATTTATCTTAAAGCTGAGAGAGCAAGGAGAGGATAATGGGACGCTTGCAGTTTATGAATCAAGATGGTGAATGGGAATCGTTTCCAACAGAAGATGAGATCCATCGATCTAAAGAAGTCATAGCAATTCTTGAGGAGTTTACCTTTACGACTCGATGTTGCTTATGCAATGAGTCGATTCCCTACAAAGACATTAAAGTGAATCTGACCAATAAGAGCTGGTCATGCGCTAAGTGCCACGCGGTCAATGGCCTCACAAAGCCGTAAGTATCGAGGATTCTCGACCGAGCGTGTGGTCGCACGTTACCTATCGGAGTGGTGGCCACATGCAGACATTGGTCGAGGGGCTGGAAAAGATATAACACATGTCCCGTTCGACATGGAAGTTAAAGCTAGATCGGCGTTCCAGCCCAAGGCATGGATCGATCAGGTCACAAAGAGAGCAAGTAAAACTGGTGATTTGCCTATCGTAGTTAGTCGATTGAATGGTCAAGGGGAGAAGAGTCCACATGACTACCTTGCATTTATGAGATTAGGTGATCTGGTCGATCTATTGCTTAAGGCAGGTTACGGGGATTTTAAGGATAATCTGAGACAATTAGAACCTATGAGATGCACGATGTGTGGCGTTTGGTCATTCACCGAGATATGCAGAACATGTGAGGTCGATCCAGATGCCAACCTATGAGTTCGAGTGTGATAACGAGCATTGTGAAAGTAATGCAAGGATAGAGAAGTGGATGTCAATCCATGAGCCTCATGATCTGGAATGCCCATTCTGTCATTCATCGATGAGTAAGGTCTATAGCTCTATAGGGGTATCGTTTAAGGGATCAGGATTCTATAGTACGGACAATCGATGAGCGAGACGGATGAGCAGAGAAAGTACAGACTAGCCAGAGGCAAGCGAATTCGTAGTTATGGCATAACCTTGCAAGAACATGATCGCCTTATGGCAGAACAAGATAACTGCTGCTGGATCTGTAAAGGTAATAATGATCAAATGGCTCTATGTATTGACCATGATCACAAGACTGGAGAAGTTCGAGGCTTACTGTGCAATGTGTGTAATCGAGCCATAGGGCTATTAAGGGACGATCCTGATCTTATAAAGAGAGCTGCGGAATATCTAATCAATGGCGTTCCAGACTATCTGCAAGGGAAATTGATTATGCGGCATGGGGTCAAAACTCGTGTGCCTTTAGATTATGTGCAGCCTGACATAATTGTATCGATCGAGACCGATTGGTATGAAGTTATGCAAGAACAGCACAAAGCCACATATGGCCATAGGCTAGAAGATTGCAATGGTAGGCGTAAATATAATCGGCGCGGCATCTTAATGGATATCATTCATGAACTGTGATCTAATTCACATTCCACATAGTGAGATTATGGGAAAGGCTACACATGAAGGTATTTGACATGACTGGTACTCTCAGCGCTAGAGCCCATCAGGGGCTCAACGCGAGCCCGATAGGGCTAGCTCGCGTGGTAGCACTCGCTATTGGGATATCTCTATCTATGGCTACGCCCCTAGATGCTAAGGCGAATGACCTAGCAATTCAACAGCTTAAAAAAGAAGCTGATTACCAATTAACTGATAAGCAATTAGCATGTCATAACGAGATAGTTCATCGAGAGTCCAGGTGGAATTACAAAGCTATTGGTAACCTCAATGGTAGTAAGCAGGTATATGGGCTATACCAGATGAAGACCGAGAGCCTTAAGAGATCAACACCTATTAAGCAGTTCTGGATGTATTGGCATTATGTGGGCTATCGTTATGGATGGACAGTCTATGATGAGCCACACTATTGTGGTGCGTTACTACATCTAAAGACTAAGGGATGGCAATGAGTACCAAGCGCGGTGATCCTCGAGGGACTAGAGCTTATAAGGCTAGGCGCTTAGAGGTACTAGCTCGTGATCAATGGACTTGCTTCTATTGTCAGATGCCAGCAACAACGGTGGATCATGTGATTCCAATAAAGTCCGGGGGCGATCCAATCGCATACGATAACCTTGTGTCATGTTGCACTAGATGCAATAGCAGTAAGGGATTGAGTCATTACATAAGCAGCATCTAGTCGTAAAGGTAAACTCCTCAAGGATTGCTATCACCTCTTTAGATCGATGAATCTCGTCCTCTGTAGGGAATGACTCCCATTCACCATCTTGGTTCATGAACTGTAAGCGTCCCATTACATTCTCGCTTTCTGGCGTTGCCATGATCCATCTTTAGCAATCTCGTACCAGATCACATCGTTAGGCGACTCGCATCGACCACCGATCTCACCTGTTACTGCTGCCTTGCATTTCATGTGCCCCCATGGCTTGCCAGCCTTGGTTGTGCCTGTCTTCCACATCATCTCACCATGCTTGCAGTGAGGGATATCCTTCTCGGTCTGGCCGCCAATGATCTCTTTCACCGTCGATACAGCTTCCCCCATTGTGGGCGGCATAGTCGCTGGCTTGATAGTCCATGGATCTTCTTCCTTTACTACTGGGATGTAAGTGCCAGATGTCTCTGTCATCTTGGCTTTAACCTCATCGATCGTTGCCCTTACTTCATTCGCTTTATTAACTTTGACCATTTCCTCTCGTGACGCTCGCTTTCCCTTTGTTGCATATCCTGCGTTAGCAAGCGCTCGACCGATAGCACTAGTCTCACAATTCTCCAGCGCTGACGTCGCATTAACGCCGCGCCCTTGAATTGTTTCTTCTGCAAGTCCCGTAGTCCATGGCCGAATGTCCGCCTCTGTGCGATATATAGCAGCCTCAACAATAAAACGGCCAGCGGATTGATCAAGTAACTTTGTATGAATCTGTCCATCTGGGTGATCCTTCCAGAACTTAATTAGTCTTTCTTCTACTGTTTCATAATCTTCTAGATTAAACATACTGCTCATCCCTTTCAGTAATTAATTCACAAGCTAGTGCAAGGTAAGCACACGCGTCGATATAGGAGTCAATATGGTCAGCGGTTTCTTGGAGACGTGCGAGCTTGACTTCGACCATCGCCAGACACGCTTGATGGTCTGAGATTGGTGTTTCAAGCATCTGTTGGAGTCGTAATGCGATTCGAGTTTGATTGATACGAGGATGACCATATATTCGTCCTCGGTCTCCAATGATGTCAGTAGCTGATAATAGGACTTCACTTGCTTTCACACTCGTGCCCTTTCTTTAGATGCGTAGTAATCTCTCACAGCTTTACGCCCTTGTAGATAACCTACGCGAATGCCGACTGTACGGCCTAGATGGAAATATAGTGCTGATAGCACGATCATGGCAATTAAATCGCCTAGCGATGGATCGAACATGTTGAGCCTTTCTTATCAACGCCCTTCGTTGATGGCTCTACTGTCTCATGATCTAAGGGGGAATTAACCGAGATTTAGATAACGAAATGGTAACGATTCTGCGTCGTCGATGTGATCATCGATGTCTCGATTAAGTTCGTTATCTAGGTCGTCCATACCGCTTGCCTGAGACTACGAAAGTCCCATCCTTCTCAAAGTAAATAAGATCAACTTGCACATTCTTGCCATCGACGTACATGATGGCGAACGCCTGCTGCCAGTTAGCCGATCCCTTGGTATAACTGGCCTTGCTAAAGTCCATAAGATTGCCTACTTCTACGCCATGCAGGACACGCCCTATACGGCCTCCAGATGCCTCTGAGAACGATGATCGCCCTGCCCTGTGTGTATGCCCTGAGATGACGCTCTTACCATGCCTACGGGCTGCCTCAAGGGCTGAGAGACCCCCTTGTGACTTGATAGGGGTATGGTCGCCATGGACTGCGATCCAGCCAGGTGCAATGTTATAAGGCTTCTTATGAAAGGTAATCCCTAGCTCATCGAGCTGCATGAACTTCTCGAACCTAAGTTCTGGCAATGATAAGAATGACGGGATCTTACGCATGATCTGGTTATAAAGGCGGTCTGTGTGATTAGACCGAATCATCTGTGTTACTTGTAAATCGTAAAGTACCTGAACAGCCTCATCGCGATCGTCTCCCAGAGTCTGCTCGTAGGCTTCTGGCGTTCCTTCTGACCATTTCGAGATGGTGTTGAAGTCAATCTCATCTCCTATCGTTACTACTTCGTGCGGCTTAAACTTGGTAATGAATTGTGCTACATTTCTTACGGCTACTCGATCATGAAAAGGGCATTGAAGATCACTCAAAACCACTATTTTTTTCATTAGTCCTCGTCGTCATCCTCATAGGGTAGGCGATCCACGCGGTCGGGGATCGATGGCAGTATCCAGTCAGGGTAAGCGTCTCGGTCTTGAATAATGCTTAGGCATAAATCAACTGCAAAGCCTGCTCGCCTAAGTGCGCGATACATCTCATGCAGGCTGATCGCCCATGCGTCTAATTGTGAATAAGTATCGAGATCGATGACTTTCTTCTTTGCCATGTCAAAAATTATCTATCCAAAAGGATGTTATAAATCTCATCGACACGCGAATTGAGTCGTTTAATTTCTGATAGCAGGTGAGTGATGACGTAACCTGCAAGGCCGCCAATGATGGCTAGGCTTGCAAAGTAAAGGGTAATGAAGTCAGTTGTGTTCACTTTTTGGGGCTCGCGTATCCGAAGACCCCGGCAACGACTGCGCCAAGGATTGAGCGATAATCCAGAGCAAAGTTAGATGTAGTTCCCCATACGGCTAAGAATGCTCCTATGCTCATAATTACTGGATTCTTCATGTTCATACTGTGCCTCCTAGTAGCGGTATATTAAAGAACGAACCATCTGTGTCGCCCTTTGTAGTGAAAGAAATATGGCAATGGTGGTTATGCGGATTGCTTCCAGAATACTTGCGCCAGCGCCATCCCATGCGAGACGATGCAATTCGTCCGTCGAAGATAACGTAGGCAATTCGCTTGTCTCCACGCTTGGCCGCGAGTCGAATCTGATTAGCAATATCGGGCATGAGATCGGGCTTTGCTGAACCAGAGACATCTCGATCGACATCGATTGCTCGAACAATCCCCGTAACTGCATCAGGTATATGATCGCTAGTACCTTGTGACATGTGACGTGCATCGGCGATCCAGCCGTCCGAGCGGCGATCACGATCTGGGAAGGTATCATCGAACTGCTCCCGCAGTTGTTGCCCTGCCTTGCATAAGACTGGTTTCATCCGAGCAGAAGTTTTGCTTCGTCTTCGGTGATTCCTAGGCGCTCCAATAAGTCTGCTTTGGCTTTGGCAGCAGCGTTTATCTCTGCTAGATATGGATTGTTGCCTTGATGAGCCTGAATTACGTTTTCTGCCTTGGTCTGGTCTTTTGACGTAATGTCTAAAAATAAATCATTCTCAACTACCATAATTGCATCCGAAGCCAATTTGACTCCAGCGACTGACAACTCCTTGCGAAGGTAAAAGCCGTCCAAGTTTTCAGGTTTTGTAAATTTAATCATGTTATCCCACCTTCGTTGCTGTAAATGTAGAACTTAAAATCGTTTGTGTTCCTACCCCGAAGGTTTCCGCGTAAACTTCAACATAGTCACCCGCAGAAAGGCTCATAACATGGGAACCATTGAGGGCAAAATATCCGTTTGAAACACCATTTACGCCAGAAAGGGAAACGACTAGCGACCCGTTTCGATAGATGTAAATATCTCTTTTCCCGCCAGCGTTAATCCAGTAATTAGAACAGGTAAATAGATAATAACCACCCTGACCTGATGGAATTGTAATACGTGAATTGTTTGTGGAGTTATCATGAAAAGAGTTAGTATCAAAGGCTTCTGAGGTAAAGGCAACGGCCGTTCTTGTGTCATTATTGATCGATTGGTTTCCAGCCGATAATGAGCAACCAACAAAACTTACGCCGGGAGTTGCCCATTTTAGGCCAGTCGCCGTAGTTGAATCGGCGGTCAGAACTTGACCATTTGTGCCGACCGCTAAACGAGCAGGAGTATCTGCTGCCGTGGCCGAGATAAGATCGCCTTTGGCGTCAATAAGAGTTTTTGCAATAGAAGCGCTAGCGTTGGCAAATACGGTGCTATCAATAGAAGATCCAAGGGTGCGAATAGCGGCCGCGCCGTCTTTGACTAGGTCAGTATCGTCTGGAGTTTCCCAAGCGTAGTTAGTTGTCGTTGCCATATTTCTCCTTGTTAGGCTACTATTGTAGCGTTATTCCAATCTAAAGTGGTCAGAGGGGACGTCAGAGGCATATGAGCAGACTCTTGGAGATGATCGCGAGGAGGCTATTCAGGTACTTTACGACCTCCAAGTAACCCAGATGATTAGGTCTAACCACACAGACCGCCTTTACACCCAGATCATGCGTAAGATCCCATCATTTCTATCTTTGCCTGAATTGCGTTTCGAGAAGTTCATGCGCCTAGAAGAACTCGGGATCACATTCCATAAGAAGCCATATAACATTGCTCCAGGTTGGATAGCCGTCCATGGCGACCATACCCCCATCAAGTC